GAAAGGTCTTACTCATGAGGATGTTTATCCTATATACAAAGAAAGCTATTGGGATAGGCTTCGGGCAGACGATCTCCCTTCTGGGGTTGATTGGAGTTGCTTCGATTGGGGTGTGAATAGCGGGACAAGTCGAGCAGCTAAAGCATTGCAACGTATTGTGGGCGTAGAACAAGATGGTGGTATAGGGCCAATGACACTACAAGCAGTAGCTGAAGTAGAGCCAACAGAAATAATAGAACAAATGCACCATATGCGTGATGGGTTTTACCGTTCTTTAACGACTTTCGAGACTTTTGGTCGTGGTTGGGTACGAAGAAATGATGAAACGAAAGAGCAAGCACTTAATTTAATAGGATAAAGGAGAATATTATGAGAAAATTATTTCTTGCAGGTGTTATCGTCACCTTAACAACGATGTCAGCACAGGCCGAAGGAACTATAAGAAGCAGTATTATGTCAATGTTTAAACCTGATGCGTCTATAGAGTACGGGCTTAAAAGTAAAACATGGGTAGGTGATATCGGTGCAACCGCAAATATTTCAAGGTTTTCTATTAGACCCGCATTAGATTGGGGTTATTCAAGTGGAAGTTCTTTTAGTGTTTCTGGCGCATCTGTCAAAAGCACAATGGCTATAGGTAAGCACTTATCTGCTTATTCAAAACTATCTTTAGATGGTGATTTTAAATATAGTGATATATCAATTGGTATGTCTATCGTTTTTAAATAGGAGTATATTATGGACTGGATTAAAGGAAGACTAAAAGAACCTTCAAGTTACGGAGCTGCTGCTGTTGTAGGCGTAGGGCTTGGTATTTTGTTTAGTATGCCAATACTAACCTGGGCAGGTATTATTTGTGCTATTTTTGGATTAGTGCTTAAGGAAAAATCAGACGAGTAGTAGGTAAGTTATGCCATTAAAGAAGTTATTATTAAAGCCAGGAGTTAATCGAGAAAATACTAGATATACTACTGAAGGTGGTTGGTATGAATGTAATAACATCCGTTTTCGCCAGGGAACTCCTGAAAAAATTGGTGGGTGGACACGTATATCAGAAGCAACTTTTTTAGGTATTGCCCGTTCTTTGTGGAATTGGATTACTTTAGATAATCAAAACCTAATTGGTATAGGCACGCATTTAAAGTTTTATATAGAAAATGGCGGTGGTTATAACGACGTAACACCTTTACGTACAACCACTTCTGCAGGAGATGTTACCTTTTTAGCCTCGGCAGATCAGTTAAATGGCGCTATAGATGCCGATGACACCACAATAACCGTAGACGATGCTACAGGATTCCCTACTTCTGGTAAACTTATAATAGATAATGAAGTTATAGATTACTCGGCTATAACCAGTAACACGTTTACAGGTTGTACACGAGGCGCTTCTTATCTTGTTTCTGGTGTAACAACTAGTACTACTGCAGCTACACATAGCGATAATGCCACTGTAAATTGTTTTACTATAGTCGTTACAGATAGTAATCACGGCGCAGAAGTTAATGATTTTGTTACTTTTAGTGGGGCCGCTGCACTAGGCGGTAATATAACCGCTGAAATGCTCAACCAAGAGTATCAGATACTCAACATCGAAGACGCAAACAAGTACACTATTACAGCAAAAAGCTTTAACTCGGATACTATAACTGACGCTTTATATACAAATATTGCGGCTACAAGCTCTGATTCAGGAAATGGCGGTAGTTCTGTTGTAGGTACTTACCAAATAAACACAGGCGCATTCTCTGCTAACCCTCTTGTTGGTTGGGGTGCTAGCGGTTGGGGTTCTGGTGCTTGGGGAGTGGGTAGCTCAGATACAGAAACCTTACGTATATGGTCACAACAAAACTTTGGTGAGGATTTAATCTTTGGGCATAGAGACGGGGCCATTTTTTATTGGGACGCTTCAGGTACATTAACTACCCGTGCGGTTTTATTGTCCAGTAAAGCAGGGGCTTCAGATGTACCAACAATACAAAACTCTTTACTTGTATCAGATATTAGTAGGTTTGTGTTTTGTTTTGGTACAAATGTAATTGGCTCTGCTGTAAAAGATCCTATGCTTATTCGCTGGTCTGACCAAGAAGATTCTACAAACTGGACTCCTGCAGCTACAAATCAAGCAGGTAGTTTGCGGCTATCTCGTGGTACAGAAATAGTTACCGCAACCCAAGCACGGCAAGAGGTTCTTGTTTGGACAGACTCATCTCTATATTCTTTACAATACGTCGGTATAGGCTCAGGGGTATGGAGTGCAACGCTCGTTGGAGAACAAATTTCGATAGCTTCGCAAAATAGTGTCGCTTACGCTAACGGTGTGTCTTATTGGATGGGTAAGGACAAGTTCTATAAATATGATGGTAGGGCTCAACCGCTCCCTTGTGACTTACGTAAACACGTATTCACAGATTTTAATACTCTACAATATAACCAAGTATTTGGAGGAAGTAATGAAGCGTTCCACGAGGTGTGGTGGTTCTATTGTTCAGCAAGTGCATCTAATATTGATAAATACGTGGTATATAACTACCTCGAAGACATATGGTACTATGGCTCTATGGCAAGAACTGCATGGTTAGATTCTGGTCTAAGGTCTTTCCCACTAGCTGCTACGTATAATTCGTTACTGGTTGACCATGAAAACGGTATTGATGACAATGAAACAACCACCGCTACCGCTATACCTGCTTTTATAACCTCTTCAGAGTTTGATTTAGATGATGGGCATCAGTTTATGTTGATGTCTCGTGTTTTACCTGATGTTTCTTTTGAGGGGTCTACGGCTGATAGTCCTGTTATAAACATGACCTTTTTCCCACTAAATGCTTCAGGTTCAGGCTATAACTCGCCTACATCAGAAAGTGGTGTAAACACAGGCGCAGTTACGCGGTCTGCTACTTCTCCTGTTGAGGCTTATACAAGCCAAATTCACACACGTGTAAGAGGTAGACAAATGTCTATGAAGATAGAATCTAGCACAACAGGTGTACAATGGCAGTTAGGTTCTCCAAGAGTTGACTTACGTGCAGATGGGAGACGTTAATGGCTGATCAGTATACTGTAGAGTTTCGTGCCCCTGCTCTACCCTACCCCCCTACAGAATATAGCGCTGCAGAGTTTGAACAATTCAATAAAATTTTGCGTTTGTACTTTAACCAACTAGACAGTGTATTACGAGATACTTCTCTAGCAGATAAGTCTGATGCAGTAGGGTGGTTTATAGCGTAATGGCAAACACTTACACAAATGCAAAAGTAGACCTAACATCCACAAGTGTTACAACTTTATATACTTGTGCTGCCTCGACAACGGCTATTTTTAAATCTATTATAGTATCTGAAGACTCTGGCAACGCTGACACTATAACTTTGACTTTGACTAATGGCAGCGATGTGTATAGTTTATTTAAAACTAAATCAGTATCAGCAAATAGTACTGTAGAGCTGTTAACTGCACCGTTAGTAGTGCAAGCGACTGAAATACTAAAAGTTACCGCTGCCACAGCAAATAGATTACATGTAGTAGCCAGTGTGCTTGAAATAACTTAGGTGAATTATGGAAACTATTGATAGCAACCAAGAAAAGATCGCCCCAGGTCAGGTTATGACTATCGCCGCAGAGCAGTTAAAAGAAGATAATATACCACTAGAAGCCATGCTAGCATCTGTTGCTAAAGAAGCGTCAATGGAAAACGCAGACTTGGTACAGGTAGGAAACACTGTATTTCTTGGACACAAAGGCAAAGGCGCAAATAAAACTAAGATGGTTGGACGTGCGTTCAATGTAGATACAGGACGTAATTTCATACGAAATATTCTTAACTACTTAGGTTATTTGCAAGGTAAAAAATTTACGCACTACGCTTCTCAATTTAAAGGGGAAACTTTGTTACCCGCAATGCGAGCTTTAGAGAAAAAAATGGCTAACAAAGACTCTAATATTGCGGTAGGGCGTAGTAAAGATGGGCAATACGTAGTTTTTATTAATTTAGGTAAAGAACCTTTAGGGGTAGGAGCATAGTATGTCTTTTATAGCAAATGCTATTGGTGATGTTTTTGAATTTGTAATAGGCGCAGTAGAAGACGTTGGTTCTTTTGTTGTTGAAGAAATTATACAGCCTGTAGCGACTGCAGTCGGTGACGTTGTAGAAGCCGTAGTAGATGACCCCCTTGCCACTATTGCTACTATTGCAGCCACAATAACTCCAGGAATGCAGTGGGCTGTTCCCCTTATAAATGCAGCAGATACACTTGCAAAAGGCGGTAATATTGGCGATGTGCTTAAGTCTGCGGCGGTAGGATACATTGCACCAAAAGCAGGTAGTTATGTTTCTGGAGCTGTTACAGGCCCAACAGGTAATATTCTTGGCGCTGGTGTAAAAGGGGCGATAAAAGGAGGCGATTTAAAGAGCGCATTGTTGGGCGGTGCTACTACCGAAATAGCTTCTGCTGCTACAAATGTTATAAAAGATAACCTTCCTTCTGGGGATTTTGGGAAGTTTACTTTTAACGAAACCACTGAAAACGCTCTTAACAAAGGGATTAAAGCTTATATAGATGCAGGGGGAGATATTAGCGAAGCTGCAGTGGTAGCAACAACAGCGACGGTATCAGGGCTTATTAAAGAAAATAGCGACTTTAACGGCGATATTACCGATGGACTTGTAAACGCTACTGTCGCTGCTCTTAAAGGAGGAGATGCTTTAGGTACGTTTAATAGT